AAGAACTACAAAGGATACTCTAACCAACGAGAGAAATTTGTAGATTTTAAGAATGAACTAGAAGCCAAGGCAAAAGCCCAGGATATGCTAAACAAAGCGACTGAGCAAAAGAACAAACTGATTGCGGAGAATGTAAAGAATGAATACGAAGCTAGGCTTGCTGCTTTGCGTAACTATTATGTCGGGCTGCGCAACGCAGATACCAGCAAACTGCCCAGAGTTCCCGACTCCACCTCAACAACTTATGCAGAAGCCAGCCACCCAGTATTTGTTGGACAATGCGCTGAAACCACGCTCCAATTAATTAGCCTACAAGACTGGGTTAGGACTGTATCAAAATAGACTGATCTTTACTACTGGTTTAATGGTTTTGCCAGTAACACTACATTTGCGCTGAGATACTTCTTTTAAAAGTCCAGCTTGCAACATTTCATTTACTCTGCCACAAACTGAGCTAAGTTCTAACCCAGTTAGTTGCACGATCTCTCGCCTAGAATAATCCTTATTCAAATCCATTTTGTGAAAAATAGACATGGCTTGGTTTCCTACCTTGCCAGTTTCTTTATGCTCTTTATAAGCAAAAATAGATGTTATTGCGACTCCCATAATATCCCCCTAGTTAAAAGCCACCCTAATCGGTTGGGGGGTGGCGCTCCATCGTGAAAGAGGGAAGCATTGCGCTTCACACTTAGATGCCGATCTCATCTTGGGGGTTAGTTACACATTACATAGTTTGGGCAATAGGTACAGATAATTACTTTGCCATTTACGATAATTGTCTGTGTCTGACAAGCAAATGCCTGGTTAGACAACAAAGCCATAGCTGCCACTAAACCGCAAATAATTTTTTTCATGTTAATTCCTTTCACTTAATTTTATGTGCTTCTTTATGATGAAAACTGCACAACCACATTACATCTAAAGGTCTTGAATAATCTGGATGATGCGCTTCTGATTTATCACCACAAATTAAACAAGGCTGTCTAACTAACCTTCCATCTCTTACTGCATTTCCAACAATAATCTGAGCTGCTCTACGCAAAGGATTGGTCTCCGCATATTTTTTGCTAGCCCTTCTTTTTGCAATCTTGCCATTTTCTGTTTTAGCGTATTGTTTTCTTGCTTCAACTCTATGTGACAAATTTGCCCTTCTTTTTTCATAATCCCTGTAGTAATCTGCATTTTTTTCTAGGTTAGTAGAAACCCTTATCCGAACACATGATTTGCATTTGTTTAAATGCCCATCTGCCATTTGTTTATGGACATAATACTCAGTTAAAGGTTTTTCAATGCCACAATCTCTACAAGTTTTCATAAACACTCCTTAAAAAGGTATGTTTATTATATCCCATTCTAGAATGGTATGTCTAGTGAATCATCTTGGATGCCGCTACTCTTAGGCATCTCATCGTCTCCACGAGGCTTAAAGTTCTTTTGCTCTTTAGGCTTGCCAACAGAAACGCTCATAAACTTGCCTTTCTTTCCTTCCTTGATCCAAGCACTCAACCAATGCTCTGTACCGTTAATCATAATTGAACCGTTGTAATCGGGATGTTTTTCCGTTTCCTTTCGGTCATTCTTAAACAGCGTACCGCTACCATCTTTCATTTCGTAAGCCATCATTTCCTCTCTTTCAGCTTGTTAATTGTTTCTTCCACTTCTTTTAGGAACTTTTTTACTTCCACTTCCATGTTGTCAATGTATTCCTGGTCTCGATTGACACGCACTACAAACAACTGCAAATCCTCTGGAAGCCTAGGATCGTAACTAACAAAATCACAATACTGCCGACCTGTACAAGCCATCTGCGCCATCATCTGCGGTATATGCTTGCTAGGTGCTTTTCCATCTTCCATCCAATCTAGATGAGTCGTAGTATTTGGGCATTTAATCTCTATTAGCCCATTTTCTCCAACAAGCCCATCAGGACTGCAACCAAACCATTCTATTGTAGGATGTTCTACAAACGCAATATCTAAAACATCTCTGTTGTTTTTTAGCTCATAAGCTACTCGTGCTAGTGGCTCGGTAGCAGTTCCCCATTCCATCGCTGCATTGGTAAAAGGCTCGCTAGGCTGGTTTGTTAGCCTTTGGGCTACCAACTCTATGCGGTAGTTCCTACGGCTTGCAGATTCGCCTGATTTGCCCTTAGACAGCACATCTGCCATTCGGCTGGCAGTAACCTTGCCAAGTCTAAGTGAGTGCCAAGCATCTGTACGCTGAACAATCGCATCCTCATATCCTGGCTGAAATGGTGCTTTATCCAAGATTTCTTTATATGCTTCTTCTCTGTCGCTAGTAGTAAAAGTGGTCATTAGTGCGCCTTCTTAATATCGTTATCTAAATGCTCTGGGTTAATAGAACGAGCTATATCAACAGCTAAATCGTAAGCAAAACCATCGCCTTCTACCTCTACCGTTACAAACGCTCCAGACTGCTTGATCTTAATCACAGCTTCCGATTCCTCGTTAAATGTGGATTTACTTATTTGCATATTGTTTGACCAATATTTGTAGGGTTTGGCACATGGCTTCCGCAGCTTTAGCAGCTCGCTCTGCCTCAACCCAATTACCAGTCAAAGCGTGTTTATAAAACAAGTTAATGGCTAGTTTTGCATCTAAATACTCTTGACTAAAGTCTGTCATAGTTTTACTTTCTTCTTACTGTTAGTTGTTCGTTGGATCACTTCTTTGGGGTTGCAACGATCCTGGTCTATCATTTTAGCCATATAGTCGCTAGTGCAGTCATCACAGACATTGCAAACCTCATCGCAGCCTCTCTGATAATACTTCCATTCCTTGTACTCTTTTCGGGTTTGAAAGCATAGTGGATACCATTCATTCTCTATCATCATCTGGGTATGGCTCTTGTTCTTCTTTACGAATTAGTTGATTTTCCGTACCGTTAATGATCCATTGATCTAGGAACTCATCCGACATCAGATCGACTGCTCCGTTCCACCCTTGCATAAAGTAGAACTCAACAACTCGAACATAATCAGGCGGTAAGTCTTGATCGTCTATAAGCCTGTTAAAAGCCTCTCTAGTGAATTTATTGGTAATCATAGCGTTACCCCATCAACCCACTCTAAAGCCCATTTCCAAGCGGTATATAGCATTGCAATAGGCACTAAGGCAACGGACATAAGTCCTACAGCCAATTTGATTGACTTACCCATTTAGATTCCTTTTCAACATCATCTAATGTTCTAGCCATAATTGCCTTAAACTCTGCCCATTTTTGCTTGACTTCCTCAGTCTCGCTTGCTGGTACATAGTTGTATAAAGCCTTCCAACGCTTAGTAATATCTGTACCAGCTTTTGTATAAATAAAATGTTCTTTCACTTTTTCTCCTTTTTGCTATATCTAGATTCACTACTACGGTTTAAACAAGATACACATTTCCATCTCATAACTGGTCTAAGCCTACTACCGCTTTTTACCAGTTTAAGATTATCTGCTGCTTTCGCAGTTTGACAACTACTGCAAAACTTCTTCTCCATCCCAACCTTCCTTTAAATATCCATATTCCGAAGCATCCGCTACCGCTTTTAGCTTTAAACACACATCGCATTGGTCTATCCATACACGATGACTTTCATTGCTTTTGAGCTTGTGGACACCCCACTTTTCACCACATTCAAAGCACACATTGTCAGGCTGCTCTTGCGCTAGTTTCATTTAACTTCTCTTTCTGTGCTTGGTAAACTACAGTCAGTTTGTCTCTTGCTTCTTTATTGTTCTGAACTTCTTTATAATACTTAGCAAAGGCAGAGCGCAGTTCGTCAGGGCTATCTATTGCCTTAATTTCTTGGCAGTAATCCTCTACGGAACTAGAATCAACCACATCGTTCCAAATATCCTCGCCAGCGTATAAAGACAACCCTAGACCATGTAGAGCAATCGCCTTGGCTAATGCTCGCTGCATAGCTGTATTTACAGCAAACGCATCAGGGTTTGGGATCGCTTTATTGCGATAATCCATTACAGGCAACTGAGCTGTCATAGACTTGCCAAACGCATTGACTGTGCAAAACACCATGACAGTCTCGCCAAACTTCATCGGCTCGCTATATGACCATGTAGCTGCTGGATCGTGTTGTAACAATGTATCTACAGCCCATGCCCAGGACAAGTAAGACAGTCCGTTCTTTTTCTCAATCTTGTCCGATACATCAATCTTACGGAGTTCTAGGTATTTACTCATAATCAAGATCAGC